ATCGCAAGGTTTCCGAAAACCGCGCTGTTGTCAGTTTTGAACTGGCCGCCACGTTTGACGTTGCTGGCGTAAAGCTGCCTCGCCGTCAGATTATCCAAAACATCTGCCCCTGGACGTATAAGGGCGAAGGCTGCGGTTACACCGGCACTGATTACTACGACATCAATGACAACGAGGTTGATAATGTTGCCAACGATGTTTGCGGTCACCGCCTGTCTAGTTGCAAGCTGCGTTTTGGCGAAAATGCCGAGATTCCTTACGGCGGCTTCCCAAGTGCGGGACTGATTGGATGAAGCCTGAAACCAAGGCGGCGGCAGAACAGCACGCGGAAAAGGAATATCCACGCGAAGCCTGCGGTCTGGTGGTCATTGTCAAAGGCAAAGAGCGTTATTTCCCTTGCCGCAACATCGCCACCGAAGAGATGAGTTTCGTGATGGAACCACGTGATTACGCGGTTGCTGATGACGCTGGTGCAATCACCGCTGTCGTTCACAGCCATCCCAACATGAAGCCCAAAGCGAGCATGGCTGACCGTGCCGCAATGGAAGCATCAGGCTTGCCTTGGCACATCGTTGGTTGGCCGACGGGACTGTGGGCAAGCTATGAACCAGAAGGCTGGGAGCCACCGCTGATTGGGCGAGAGTGGTGCTACGGCACTTTGGATTGCTACGCCCTTGCCCGTGATTGGTACAAGCAGGAATGGGGTCTAGAGCTGTCTGATTACGAACGGCACGGCGAATGGTGGCACAAAGGCATGAACACCTTTGTTGAAAACTTTGAGAATGAAGACTTTGTTTCAGTTGGCCAGGACGCTGAGCCGCAATATGGCGATGCATTGCTGATGCAAATTGTTTCGCCAGTCTCCAACCACGTTGCGGTCTATATCGGTGATGACCTGATTTTGCAGCACCTGGAGCGAAGGTTGTCTAGCCGTGATTTGTGGTCCGGCTATTATCGGAAGAACACCACCCACATCTTGCGGCATAGGAGTCGGCTATGAAGCGAGTGGTGTTACGCGGTGAACTTGGCAAACAGTTTGGCCGCATTCATAAATTTGATTTAAATACGCCTGCTGAGGCAATTCGCGCATTGTGCGCCAACTTTGAAGGTTTTCAGCAAGCATTAGTTACTGCTGGTGAACGAGGTGTTGGCTATATCGTCCAGGTTGGAAAAGCAGCAATTGAAGAATTAGACGAGGTTCACAATCCCACTGGCCAGGATGAAGAAATAAGCATCACACCAGTGCTTGTCGGTGCTGGCGGTGGCGGTGGCATTGGCACAATTTTGGCTGGTGTCGCGTTGGTTGCAGTTTCATTCCTTCTGCCTGGCGCTGGCCTTTTTGGTACGCAAGCTTTGTTTGCTACAGGAACGGCCGGCCTTGCAGGTGCTGGTTTTGCTACTGCATTAGGCACCGCTGTTTCTGCCATTGGTGCTGGCCTGATCTTGTATGGCACGTCTCAATTGCTGTCGCCGCAGCCTGCTGACCTGCCTGGTTTAAGCAGCAATACACCTAACCGCAAAAACTCATTTGATCCGGCAAACAACGATCCAGCTGACAACCGCGCCAGTTACATCTACAACGGTGCTGTCAACCTGACGGCTCAAGGAAATCCAGTCCCAATCTGTTACGGGCGGATGCGGGTCGGTAGCGTGGTTGTATCGGCAGGCGTTAGTACGACGGACATCTAATGGCAAAGCGCATTGCTGGCTCCGGTGGTGGTCGCCGTTCACAACCTGCACCACAGCAGAACGTCAACGTCCAGCAAACGGTCGTTGTTCAAAGTGCTGGGCCTGAGCGTAGTGATGACGCTAACTCGCTATTTAGTAAGTCCAGCATCCGCCTGATTGATGTCCTAAGTGAAGGCGAAATCGAAGGATTTGCGACGCCCGACGAACCTGAGCAGTCAATCTTTTTTGACGATACACCGCTGCAAAACAGCGATGGAACCGACAACTTTGTTTATAGCGATTTTGCCTCGCGCGTAGGCACACAAAATCAGACGTACGTTGAAGGTTTTTCTGCAAGCGAAAATGCGGTTAACGTCAACAGCTCTGTTGGCGACAATGTTGGCGATACTGTCGTTCGCACAATCACAGACAGCGACGTTGACGCAGTTGTCGTTCGTGTCGCATTTAACCAGCTTTTTGTTGTCAGCAACGGTCTAAAAGCAACCTCGCTTGGTTATTCCATTGAGGTGCAATCTGATGGCGGTGGTTATGTAGAAAAAGTCAACACAACAGTCAGCGGTAAATGCACTAGTACCTACGAAAGAAGCCACCGAATTGAACTGACTGGCGATGCCCCTTGGGACATTCGTCTAAAGCGTGTTTCAGGCGCTAATGACAACACCAATAACGTCCGATTGATGACGTTTGCGGGATACACAGAAGTCATCGATGCCAAATTGCGTTACCCGTTAACGGCATTGGTTGGATTGCGGTTTGAGGCATCGCAGTTCCAGGCGATTCCGACCCGCGCTTATGACATCAAGGGCGTCAAAGTTCAGATTCCCGATAACGCCACCGTCAACGCTGATGGCAGCCTGACCTATTCAGGCGTTTGGGACGGCACGTTTAAGACTGCTTGGTGTGCTGATCCAGCGTGGATATTGCGTGACCTTGTTCTTTCCTCAAGGTACGGATTAGGCCGTTTTGTTACTAACGCCCAGGTCGACAAGTGGACACTTTATGAGATTTCAAAATACTGTAATCAAGCGGTCAACGATGGCGAAGGCGGTACAGAGCCTCGCTTTTTGTGCAACGTTTATCTGCAATCACGGGAAGAGGCATACAACGTCGTCCAGGACTTCTGCTCATGCTTCCGTGGCATGGCGTATTGGTCCGCTGGTCAAATTGCTTTCACGCAAGACAGCCCGAAAGATCCGGCGGCGCTGTTTAACAATGGCAACGTTATTGAAGGGCTATTTAACTATGAAGGCAGCAGCCTAAAAGCTCGCCATACCGTTGCTCTTGTCACCTGGAATGATCCTGAAAACGCCTATCAGCAGCGGGTTGAATACGTTTCAGACGAAGCAGCAATTGCCAAATACGGGATTATTGAAGTCCGCATGGCAGCGTTTGGCTGCACTAGTCGCGGTCAAGCAAATCGTCTTGGGCGTTGGCTTCTGTATTCCGAACAGGAAGAAACAACCACCTGCACTTTCACTGTTGGTCTTGATGGTGCGATTGTCCGCCCTGGGCAGCTAATCAAGATTGCCGATCAGATGCGTGCTGGTGCGCGTAAAGGTGGGCGTGTCGCTAGTGCAACTACCACTGTTTTGACGCTGGATCAAAGCGTTGCGGTGGATGAAGGCGACACCGTAAGCGTGGTGATGCCCGACGGTCGCGTTGAGCAGCGTGACATCAGCGATGGCGACTTTGACGCCAAGACCATCACTGTCAGCTCTGCTTTTAGTTCTGCACCAGCAGCGCAGACCATTTACATGGTCGAAACCAGTGATGTTGCAGCTGCCACGTATCGCGTTATCAGCGTCACTGAAGACGGTGAAAACTACAAAATCACCGCGCTGGAGCATAACGACAGCAAGTATGCGCACATTGAAGACGGACTAGCACTGCAGCCGCGTGATATCACAACGCTGAACCAAAAGCCTGCTGCTCCGGGTGGTATTGATGTCAGCGAGCGATTGGTTGAATCCGGCAACCGGGTTACAACTGAAATTGACATTTCCTGGAACAACGTTGATGGCGCAACGGGTTATCAGGTGTCGTTCAAGACGGCAAACAACCTGAGCTTCTTCACCGTTGGTGATACGCCGTATAACAACCTGACGTTCCTGACGGATGAAACCGGCAACTTTACTTTCCGCGTTGTTGCAATCAGCCCGCTTGGCAAACGCTCTGATCCGTCACAAATAACCCAAAACATTGCGGGCAACACTGCGGCACCTGCTGCTGTCAGTGGTTTCAGCATGATCCCGGTGAACGGGCAGGCGAAACTGACCTGGACGCAATCAACCGAGCTTGACGTTCGCGTTGGTGGTTACGTCCGTGTGCGCCATTCGCCTGATCTATCTGGCGTCACCTGGGCAAAATCCACCAGCATTTCGCAGGATCTTGCTGGTAGCGCGACTGAGGCTTACGCGGACCTGAAAGAAGGCACGTACCTCGCCAAGTTTGTTGACTCCGGCGGACGCGAAAGCCTGACCGCTGCGCTGATTGAATTCACTAAGCCAGACCTTGAAGATCTGGTGAACGTTGATAGCCAACAGGAAGACCCGACATTCCCAGGATCAAAAACCAATCTGACGGTTGACACTGACCTGAACGAACTGCTTCTAAGCAGTGACGGCGGTCAGACAAGCTCTGCCGGTGATTTTGTACTAGAAGACGGATTCTTCCTGCTTGCCGAAGATGGAACAAGCAGCCGCAACCCGGTCGGCAACGTCACGCTGGAAGATGGCGATCAGATGCTGTTTGAGGGTGGCACTGACACTTTCTTGCTGGAAGAAGAAACCCTCCCAACTGCCATCAGCAACCAGCTTGTGCTTGAGGGTGACGACACTCTGCACACAAGCGGAACCTATCTGCTGCAGAACAACCCAATCACGCTTAGCGATGTGTTCAGCATCAAGCTTGAAAGCACTTTGCGGGCTAGGGCGTTTTTCCCGTTCGCCGGTCGCATCGACGACGTAGCCGACTTTGACGACATCGAAGATTTTGACGGTGACGCGCCAAGCGGCTGCGATGTCGAGCTGTATATACGCACCACCCAAGACGACCCCGCTGGATCGCCGACCTGGAGTAGCTGGCGTCTGTTCAACAACGCAGAATTTAAGGCTCGCGCCTACGAGGTGAAGGCAGAATTCACTACGTCGAACAATGACGAACAGATCGCGGTTGATCAGTTGCGAATTGATAGCAACATGGTTAGCCGCACCACCCGAGGCAGCGGAACCAGCAGCACCAGCGCAGATGTCAGCGTGACCTACGCCAACAAGTTTGCGGCTACGCCAGTGATCGGGGTTACAGCCTTTGACATGGCGACGGGTGACTACTACACCATTTCCAACAGCGCTGCTACTGGATTTGACATCAGCTTCTACAATTCAAGCAACAGCCGCGTGCAGCGGACGTTTAACTGGAACGCCACGGGGTACGGGAAGGGCTAATGGCTCAAGCTGACGGAACGATCCAGAACGACACGGGCAGTAACGTCCGCAGTGATTTAAACAATAACTTTGCGGCTTGTTTTACTAACAACAGCGGCGCATCTGCCCCTGGAACTACTTACGCAAACCAATGGTGGGCAGACACTGGTAACGGTCTGCTAAAGATCAGGAATACAAGTAACACTTCGTTTATCACTGTTGGAACGCTAAATAGCACCAACCTGGGGTTAGCCCCACAAGCCAGCCCGACCTTTACCGGCAACGTCACGATTGCTGCTGGTACGGTCAGCCTCCCGAGCCTTCGGTTCACGGGCGACAACGATACGGGTCTGTATAGCTCGGCGGGCAATAACGTCAATATCACGGCAGGTGGCACGCTTTGTCACACCTTCACCAATAGTTACAGCACAGCATCAGTCCCAATCCGGGTGCCTGATGGAACGGCTGCTGCACCAAGCATCACCAACACTGGCGACGAAGATACCGGGATCTTTTTCAATACAGCTAACGAGCTGTCATTTTCAACGGGTGGCACTGAGCGGGCGCAGATTGATGTCAACGGTCTGCACATTCTTGCTCAAAAGCCTATCCGTTATTACGACGCTGATAGCAGCCACTACGTCGAACTGAAGGCAGCCAGCACGGTTAGCGCCAATGTCACGCTGACCCTGCCAACGTCTGACGGTGACGCTGATCAGTACCTGAAAACTGACGGCAGTGGAAATCTAAGCTGGGCCAACGTTTCGACGCCTGCTGGTGTTCCGACTGGCTCGGTGTTTGCGATGGCGACCACTACAGTCCCGTCGGGTTATTTGGAATGTGACGGCTCTGCTGTAAGCCGCACAACTTACGCGGATTTGTTTGCTGCTATTTCTACCACGTTTGGCACAGGTAATGGATCAAGCACGTTCAATTTGCCTAATTTACAAGGCGAATTTATTCGTGGTTGGGATAACGGGCGCGGTGTTGATGACAGCCGCACATTTGGTAGCGCCCAAGCTGATGAGATTAAGTCTCACACTCATACTTATGACCGAACCACTGCTCCAAGTAGTGGACAAGACCAAGCTGGCTCCGGCTCTGGTGACGCAGTGAGACAAACTAGTACTAATACTGGCAGCACTGGCGGCACTGAAACCCGTCCGCGTAACATCGCTCTGATGTACGTCATCAAGACCTAATTGGCAATTATTCGAGTCGTTGATAACTTCCTGCCGCAGGACTACTTCGACAACCTGCAGCTAATGATTTCTGACCTTCCGTGGTACTACCACGACTGGAGCGTCAGGCAGGGAGACGGCGACCCGCAGTTCTACCACCTGTTCCACTTTGATGGGCAGGTGCGTTCGCCTGATTACTTCAAATATGTGGAGGAGGTGTTTACGCGCTACGTCGCTGGGGCGCAGGAAGCAACGCTCCACCGCATGAAGCTGAACGCAACGCCCAAGTCAGAAACGATCAAGGAAAAAGAGTTTCACGTTGACGTAGAAGACCGCGAGCATCGGGTCTGTATCCTCTACATGAACACCTGTGACGGATACACGGTGTTTGAGGAGGATGGTGAGCGGGTGGAATCAGTGGCGAATCGTGCGGTGTTTTTCCCTGGTCACCTGCGGCACGCTGGCACCAACTGCACGGATCAAGGTTTGCGGTTGGTCTTAAATATGGATTACTTCAAGGATTGATTGCGGGCGGGACTACAATCGGTCTATCTGACTGGATTTAGACCGCTGTGGCTGACCGCAAGATTTCAGACCTGACGGCACTGACCACGCCTGCAACGGGTGATCTGATTCCCATTGTCGATATCAGCGAAGCTGCTGCAGCGGATAAAAATAAGAGCATTACGGTAGGCGAGCTGTTGCGTGGTGCGCCGGATGGTACGGCTGCTGCGCCCGGTATTGCGTTTGAGTCTGACCCCGACAGCGGCATCTATTCTGCTGGCGCTAACCAAGTAGCCATTAGCACTGGTGGGTCGCAACGGCTGCTTGTTGAAAGCACAGGATTGACTGTAAATGGCACAACCACACTTAACGGAACAACGTTATCGCTGGGCGCAGAAGGTGGGGCAAATGGCTTCATAAACGCTCCGGAAAGTATTTATTTCAATATTGATAGCAACAACGGCGAAACCGGAAAGACCTTTATTTTTGCCCACAATGCCACTGATAATAGCGGCACCGAATTACTTCGTATTCAGGACGATGGCAAGGTTGGCATAGGGACTAGTTCAGTTGACTCATTGCTTCATATTGAATCTTCAGGCACGCCAACAATTACGTTGGAACAAACTGGCTTTAAAGCAGAGTTTCGTGCCGCAGGTAATGATTTAGAGATTCGTTGTGACGAAGGTGATACAGGCGGCAAACTTGAATTTTATGTAGGCGGAGGCACAACAGGGACTGGTCAAAAAATGACCATTCTCCCGTCAGGTCGTGTGGGGATTGGCGTTACGAGCCCTAGTGCAACACTTTCCTGCTATCACGCCACGAATAATACTATTGCCACTTTCCAATCTGGAGATTCCGTTGCTCGGGCGACATTTATCGATCCAAGCGGTCAAGCGCACGTTGGTGCACAAGGTGACAATCTTGTTTTTAATGTAACAAGTAGTGCCACTGAAGCTGCCCGCATCGACAGCTCGTCTCGCCTCTTGGTTGGCGCGTCTAGTGCAATTAACACCGATGGGAGTAGTTTGCTGCAGGTTGTTGGAGCTAGCAGTGGTGCGCTGCTTTTGGCGCGTAATGATACAGAAACTCTCGCAGGGGATCAAATTGGTGCAATCCGATTCTTTGGTAATGACACTTTAACCTCGGGCGGATATGAAGAGTGTGCAGCTATTAAATGTAATGCTGATGCAGATCATACCGATTCAAGTAAAGCTAGTCGTTTGGTGTTCTTGACTACTGGAAGTGGAGCGGAATCCTCGACGGAGCGGATGAGGATTAATCAGGCTGGCTCTGTAATGATGAGCGGTGGCTATGATGAATCGGACAGTAATTACTATTTAATTCTTGGGACGTCTTCTGTTGATGCAAAAGCGCCACTTAAGTGCATTGCAGCCTCAACAGGAGCAAGGACGATAATCGGTTTCTTCAATCCAAATGGAGTTGTTGGTACGATTACTACAACTGGCAGTGCCACCGCTTACAACACCTCCTCTGACTATCGCCTAAAGGAAAACGTTGTTGACCTTGATGGTGCAATTACTCGCGTCAAGCAACTTGCACCCAAACGGTTTAATTTTATTGGCGACGACACCGATGCCGTAGTTGACGGTTTCCTTGCTCACGAAGCACAAACTGTTGTTCCTGAAGCTGTCACTGGTACGCATAACGAAGTAGATAACGAAGGCAATCCTGTCTACCAAGGCATCGACCAATCAAAATTGGTGCCCCTGCTGACGGCTGCTTTGCAGGAAGCAATCGCCAAGATCGAAACCCTTGAAGCCAAAGTTGCTGCACTGGAAGCCAACTAGTCCACGCCACTACAAGGTGGGCAACCGACCTATTCAACTGGTTGCATCCCTACTAACCTTCAAACAATTCGGCTACTACCATGCCTGCCGCTGCACCGACCACCACGATCACCTGGAGCATCAACACTCTCGAAAGGGAGTTGTCGGACGGCTACGTTTTCGTGGCGCATTATTCGGTCAACGCTGTTAGCAGCACCCTTGATCCTGAAGGCAACAACTACAGCCAAGGCGCTTACGGCTCTGTTGGTCTGGAGCGTCCTGAAGGTGACCTGATCGCTTTTGACGAGCTGACTCAGGATCAGGTGATTGGCTGGGTCAAGGAAAAGCTCGGCGGCGATGAAAAGGTTGCCGAGATTGAAGCTGCCCTTGAAGCTCGTCTGGCTGAAGTGATTTCGCCCAGCCGCATTAACGGGGTGCCCTGGTAGTGGCGGTCAAGTCAAAAACGGCACTGGGGCGGATTGAACACCGCCCTGGAAAGCCTAAGAAAACCCGTCAAGGTGCGGGTCA